GGGTAGGGAGGCACTCCGAGAGCAGGCGCGGCCCTACGTTTTCCCTGCTCAAGAAAGAGGCGGGGACTTTAGGTCTCGGGGGCACGAGTCGCGTGGGTGTTTTTCTTGTCTTTGCTCGTCCTCCGTCACAAAGAGGGGGGGCCTTCATAGACGCACTGCGCACAGAAATACGTAGGCGCACTGCGCAGAAATACATAGGCGTCCTGCGCATACTTGACAGCGGATTCCATGCGCACTACACTCTGCGCACTGCGTACAAAGGAGGGACTGTGGACGTCAACAAGATCACCTGCCTGAACACCGGACCTCAGGCCAACGATATTGCCTTGGCCGCGTTGGTCGCCGCCGCCGCAGGAGCCGAGACGGTGGAAGAGCTGCTCGACGTGGCGACCGTCGCTCTCCAAGTGGCGACAGCATGAGGATCAACGTCTACCTGTCCGAGAACGAGGGGGCATTCGTCCGCGAGAAGGGCAAGGGCTACCTCAGACGCCTCGTGCAGGCCGAGATGATGCAGCACTACGTCGAGCAGCGCCGACCCGCGCTGACGGGGGAGATGATCGAGACCGAGCAGGAGGTTCACCGCCGCCTGGCCCAGGTAGACGCTTCCATCCGGCAACCGACCAAGGGTCCGGTCTGCAAGGAGTGCGGCTCCATGGTGATGGCCGGGAAGTGCCTCGTCTGTGGGGTGAAGCAGTGAGGTGCTTGTGTTACAAGTGCGATAAGACATTCCCGCTCGGTGCTCCCCTCGGATTTCTGCCCAATGCGGACGAAACGACCATCGTCGGGCTATGCCGCGACTGTCAACAGATTCGGTACGGTCCCTTGACGGAGGAGATGGTGGCCGAGGCGCTGATGAGCGCGGACCCGCAACGGTTAGAGTTTGGCGACTACACCCGAATGGCCCGCTTCGTCCTGCGGCTGCTGAGGAAGATCGATGATACAGACGGGGCTACGCTGAGGGGGACGGACGCGACTGTACGCGACTGGCTCCTCGGACTTGCGAGGAAGTAGCCAAACAGTATTTGGAGGGATCATGAGGATAGGCACCGCGGTACGTTTCACCCCCGAGCACGCCAAGTACCTCAAAGACCTCGGCAAGCATGAAGACTTCGGCATCGTGCAGGAGATGAACTTCTTCACCGCCGTGGTCTCCTGGGAGACGCACTCCCAGCGGCACTTCATCGACCTTCTGGAGGAGGTGTGAGAGTTGTCCTCGCGCTCATACTTCTGGGGACTCTCCACGGGTCTCTCGCTCTGGCCTCTAGCCCTCCTCGCGGCGTGGGCTACGACGAGGCGCTCGCATATCGCGCCACCCTTCGCGCCGCTGCCCTCCGCCAAGCTCACGAGCGAGCAGATCGACAGCGCGCGCAGCGCCGCGAGGCTCGTCAGATTGCGTACTTCAGCCGGCTGTACGGGCATCGAGTCGGACGCTGGGCACCCCTCGTCGCCGAGTTCTTTCCGAAGAGTCAGCTCGGCAACGCGCTCTACTGCATCTCGCGGGAATCGGGCGGCGACCCGAGCGCCCATAACCCCTCGGGGGCCACGGGCCTCTTCCAGCTCGTCGGGTATCGGTTCAACGTCTTCCCGCCCCGGATCAACGTCCGTATGGCCTACCACCTCTGGAGAGCACGAGGCTGGCAACCCTGGAGCGTGATGTGATGAGACTCGGAGACTTGGACGCGCTGCGGGCGGAGATTGACGAATGGTTTAGGCACGTCTCCCCATCCCGCCCAGAAGCAACGACCTTAGACGTTTTGCTGGCGGTCGAAGTTATCATCGACGCCGCCCCGACCGTGAGCTGCGAGGAGTGTAAGTACGACACGCCGTGTCACGGCGACAAGTGCTGGCGCTGCTACGGCTCGTCCAACTTCGAGAGGGGGACGCCGTGAAGGCAACTGACGGGCAGAGGGCGCAGATGCGTGAATGGTACGCCGCCAACAAGACCAAGAAGCTCGCCTATCAACGCGAGTACGCCGCCAACCCCGACAACCGCGAAAGAATCCGGGCCAGGACGCGCGAGCGTGCAAGCAAGATGCAGCAGTGGTTCAAGAGGTGGACGACGCTGGGCTCAGACCAGCAGGCATGCGACAACTGGACGAGTGACCCGGACGGACACAAGGAGAGCCTCGCCGATCCCTTGGCCGCAATCCAGGCCCAGATAGACGACGTGCAGGGCAAGCTGCTCGACCTCCGCGCCGACGTGGACGAGATACGCGGCATGGTGAACCGGACCGTGGCCGCCGTGATCGCGGCGCAGACCGATGTGGACTGATGGACGGGCCTTGCGTGAACTCTCCCTCTTCACGGGCATCGGCGGCGGACTGCTCGGGTCAATGCTGCTCGGATGGGAACCCGTACAGTTCGTCGAGCGGGACGCCTACTGCAAACGAGTGCTCGGCCTGCGCTTCCCAGACGTGCCGATCCATGACGATGTTTCCGACTTCCACCCTGAGCCCGGAAGCGCCGACATCGTCACGGCTGGTTTCCCGTGCCAGCCGTTCTCGCAGGCCGGCAAGCGACTCGGAGCCGCCGACGAGCGCAATGGATGGCCTCACAGCATTCGCATATTACGAGAGAGCCGAGCGCCACTTTTCTTCGGCGAGAATGTGCCTGGACTTCTCTCAAGCGGCTACTTCGGAACCATTCTCGGAGACCTGGCCGAAGCAGGGTTCGATGCGGAGTGGTGCGTGCTGGGAGCAGACGATGTCGGTGCCCCGCACAGGCGGAAGCGGCTCTGGATTCTGGCCTACCGCCAAGGGTTCGCCGTCGGGACCGGACTTCGCGAGAACGAACCGACCGGGATCCGGCGGGGACGACTTGGCGACACGGGTAGCCCGTGGCGGTGCGACCCGGCAGACGTACCCCACCCCGACAGAGGGAGATGCCAAGGCCAGTGGGTCGGCCGCGTATTCGACAGAGAGCGGACGACACTCGGGGACGACCTTGACGGACGTGACGGCGAGGACGGAGACGACTGGCTCGCTGAACCCTACGTGGGTCGGGTGGCTCATGGGGTTCCCTCGCGGGTGGACCGACTGCGCGGCCTCGGTAACGCCCAAGTGCCTCAATCAATGGCTGCGGCGTTCACGATCTTGGCTGCAAGGGCTGGGCTAACCGATGTGGATTGAAAGCCATCAATCCCTGCGTGACCACCCGAAGACGCGGAAGCTGGCTCGGCGCGTCGGCGGCATCGCCAAGGCAATCGGCCACCTGCACTGTCTCTGGTGGTGGTGCATCGACTACGCCCCCGACGGCGACGTGACCAAATATGAGGCCGAGGACATCGCCATCGGCGCCGACTGGGACGGCGATCCGCAGGAGTTCATCAAGGCCCTCATCGACTCAGGCTTCGTCACGAACGGCGACGGACTGCGCATCAACGACTGGTACGACTACGCCGGCAAGCTCGTTGAAAGGCGCGAACAGAACCGCCTGCGGGCCAAGGAATGGAGAGAGAAGAAAGGCGCGTATGCGTACGGTACGCATACCGAACGCAAGAGTAACGCGCTACAGGACCTACCAACCAACCTTAAAAGGGACAGAGTTATCCACAGAAACGGCAAGCCGCCTGTGGATAACTGTCCCGTCTGCACCAAGAAGCACGAAGACAACCCGCTGACGCCGGATGAGCAGATGCGCCCGCACTGCGCCGTCTGCGGGTACGTGAAGAAGGCCAAGCCGTGACCGAGTCCCTCACCTGCGCCCGCTGCGGATCGGCCGAGGTCTGGACTACTGAAGCCGACGATTGGGGGCGCTGGTGGTATGTGTGCCTGGTATGCGGAGAGAAATGGGGGCCTGATGACTGACAATCAACCGCCCAGTGGCGGATATTCAACCCGAGAGGAGGACGCCGTGCGACTGATTGACGCCGACGCGCTGCCTATCGTAACCGTCGGCGGTATTGACGCAGTGACCAAGGGAGACCTCGCTATCGCCCCCACAGTGCGCTGTGAGGAGTGCGAGTACCGCGAGGGCGGCGAGTGCCTATACCCGGAGATGATGACGTACCCAGTGGGGGGGGGTGACGGCCTCAACTTCGTACGGCCGACCATCAACTTTGGCTGTTCCTACTTCGAGAGGAGGACGCCATGAAGGTCACATTCACATGCGAGAGGTGCGGACACGAGTTCTGCTCGCATCTGCTGAACACGGACAAGCAGGTGGAAACCGTACGTGCCCACCTCTTGTCGCCGCCCGCCTGCCCCAGCTGCGCCAAGCTCACCTACGGGCCGCTGACGGAAGAGATGGTGGCGGAGGCGCTGCGCCGCGCCGCATTCGGCGAACCTTCTGAGAAGTGGCCCGAGACGCATCTGCACGAGGAATTCACGAGGCAGGCCCGCTTCGTCCTGCGGCTGCTGAAGGACCACAACGAGGGAACAGCCAGCTGGCACTACGGACTTTCGCGTGAACCCGCCCGCAGGCGGCTCCTAGCGCTGGCGAGGGAACTGTGAGTGCCGCAACTAAGAGGAGGACGCCATGAAGGCAACGAAATGTGACTGGTGCGGAGGGGACATCGGGCCGACCGAGGTCCGCGTCAAGTTGCCCTACTGCGACCAGCGTGTCGCCGGCGGCATGACCTACCACGCCGACTGCTACGTTCGCATCTATGGCAAGCGCTGCCTACGAGCCCTCATTGCCGACGACTACCCACATGGCGAGAGCGTCGGTAAGGCGCTGGACATCCTGCTGCGCGCGCTCGACCCGGAGAGGGACCACGATGACTGACTGGCTGACATCATACCTCAGGGCCGTGCGGGAGTACGAAGAGGCCAAGATGGACGAGGTAGAGAACTGGCGCATTCGCTTCGAGGAGCTTGGCATCGAGTGTGACAAGTGGCGACACAATGCCGAGAAGGCCGAGGCCGAGCTGTGGCGGCTGAAGCGGGAGCGCGAGGAACATCGGTACGTTCGCGAGGAGGCCGTCAAAGCCCTACAGGCAGAGAAGGCCGAGGTGGAGCGGCTGACGGATGTCGTGCGACAAGTTCGGGAGTGGTCACTGATCCGCCCGCAACCGACCGCTCGCCAATCTGATGTCTTATGGCTCAACGACTTGACGAAGCGGGCTCTCGCCCGCTGCGAGGAGTGCAGGAACGGGCCCGCCCCGAGTTACTACGCCGCCAAGGGGTACTGCGCCGCGTGTTACTGCGGGAGCCACTTCGAGAGGAGGCAGCCATGAACGGATTCACCACAGTCGGACACTGCCCGAAGTGCGGTGCGCCCATCTATAGCCCGACCATCTGGCACGGGATCACGCCTCCACCAGTGACGTACACCTGCGACTGCAATCCACAGGCAAATGCCACCATCACCACAACCACGAGTTCGTCATGAACTGGCCCGACGACATTCCCGAGGCCGTTCGGGCGTACCGCGAGCATCGCCTGTTTCGCCTCGGCGGCACCGAGCATCTTCCCCCAGACGACGAGGTAAACGGGGACGTGGCCGACGCCGCCATTGCGGCACTGAGGGCCGAACTTGAGCGGGTGACGACGTTCACGGCAGTCTGCGTGGAAGCAGGAACAGCGAACCTTTCCCGTGCCGAGCGGGCTGAGGCCGAGGTGGAGCAGCTGAAGGGGTTCATCGCCCTGCTAGAACGAGCCGACATCCGCATCGTCAGCAGCGGAGGCTCGTTCACTCTGCGCGAGTTCCGCGACGGCCTGGCCGACCTCGCCGCCCGCTACGAGGAGGAACAACGTGAGTAGCGGGTTGCACCGCACACGCATCTGGCTTGAGGAAGGCGTCATCTACGTGCAGGGTCTGAGCGAGCCGATGAGCGTAGTGGGGTGCATCTTCGAGGGCGTGGTGGTGCTCTCTCCCGACGGTAGCTTCGCGTTCGGTGGTCCACCCCCGGGGGGGCTACCAGACCCCGACTCCGACGGATTCACCGTGCCAGACTTCCCCCCCTTCGAGAAACAATCCGAGGAGGAGACATGAAACGTGACACGCTCGACGAGGCGGTCCTCGAGGCGAGGAGGTTCATCCTCCGTGCTTCCGCTCTGAGGACCTTTCAGGACAAGATGGTCGGCAAGGAACCCGAAAGGGCCTCGGGGACCCACTTCAACCTCTGGTTCCCCGGCATGAGCGCCAAGACCGCCGCCGTGCGGCGAAGCTCGCTCGACCTGACCAAGATACTCGCTCGACTGAGGCAGGAGAAATGAGCTGGGACACGTTCTGGGGCTGGGCGATCGTCGCCATCGTCGCAGCGGGCCTTCTCTTCATGGTCTTCGCGATGGTCGTCGGCGAGTCCTCGGATGGCTACAACCCCTACCCTGGGGGTCACCCCCTGATACAGGAGCAGTACCCATGATGCAGCTCACCCTTGACCCCCTGACCGATGCTCTTGCGTGGCGCAGACGCAACCCCGTGGCGTGGTCGGCGCTGGTGGCCTGGTCGCTCGAGGACGTTGCTGCTGGAGTCCGTCCTTCGATGGACTGCTACGGGCACCTGCTCAGACGCCCCCACATGGCGCGCAGGCTCGGCCTGAAGCGTATGCCTCACGACCCCGTCCTCTTCAACGACCACCTGACCAGTTCTCTGGCACGGCTCCTCAAACGAGAGTACGGCATCCCCTTCGAGACCAGAAAGGCGAGGTCCGACTCATGGCCTTCATGAAGTTCTACTTCCGCGATGAGGAAGCCGAGTTCATCCGTTCCAAACCGAAGGGTTGGGTGCGGAGGATCGTCCTGCAGGAGATGATGCCGCGCGGCAACATGCCCGACACCGAGGTCACCGCGACCGTCCGCGTCGCTCCTACAGGGGCCGACATCCTCGGTCGTAGACAGCGCCAGTAGAATGAGGGCATGGGACACCGTGTGTACGTAGACGGCGGCGACGGGTCGATGCGAGCGGGATGACTGAACTGACGCGCTCATGGTTTCCAAAAGCGGCGATGTTGTATGTCGACATGGAGAGGGGTCTCTACCGGCATCAAGGCAAGCAGCCACGCAACGGCGACGGCTCCTACCGGGTGGTCAAGAAGCTCATCCTCAGAGAGTGCGGGATCACGGAGGAGTACGGTCAGGCGGCGGCCAAGATATGGAACAACCCGCAGTTCACCGACCTTGTCGAGAAGGAGCGCCGCCGCCGTGACATCGGGGTCGCCGACGCGCTCGACGTACTCGACCAGGAGGTCACCGGGCCGCTCACGAAGATGGGCGAGGACATCATCACCAAGGTCGCCGACATCTTCTCCCGCGAACCTGACAAGGAGGACCCCACGGCACTCTCGCCGGCCGAGTACGTGCGGCTGGGCAGGGAGTGGTTCCACGAGGCGCTTGAGGTCGAGGGCAAGGTGGGCGCGGAGAAGCAGAAGGGCATCGAGACCGTGATGGCCCAGCTCTACAAGGGCCAGCAGGTCACCGACACGATGCTCAAGGGGGCATTGGAACTGGTCAGGGAGTACCGCGAGCTGCAGGACCGCAAGATGGCGAACGTCATAGATGGTTGACGTCCGCGACGCTCTCGCCTCGCTCTCCGACGAGGAACGCAAGTACGTCCTCTGTCGGTCCTACCCGCTCTTCGGGGCGTACTATTTCGGCCTGCGCATGGCAGATTTCATGGGCGAGATGGTCTCCCACGCCGACGAGAACCGGCGTTCGCTGGCCCTCGTCCCTGCGGGGCACACAAAGTCCTCGACCTTCGGCAAGTACAACATCATGCGTCACATCTGCTGGAACCCGAACATCCGTATCATCTTGACGATGAGCGTCTACGAGGACGCCGAGGCGTACTGCAAGGCTATCGAGGACGAGCTGACCAGCAACGAGCTTCTGCTCGCCGACTACGGCGAGTTCTACAACCCCGGCGACTGGAAGGGTTCGTCCTTCACCGTGAAGCAGCGCCAGCACACCAACGAGCACTCGACGCTGGAGATTTTCGGCACCGGTTCGTGGAAGCAGAAGGGCCACGGCTGCGAGATCGTCAACTGCGACGACGTCGTCACCGAGGAGACCTGCCTGACCCCCGAGGCCAGAGGAAAACAGTCAAGGTGGTTCCGCATGGCCGTGCAGACCGGACCGCGCCCGATGTGGGCCATCGACCGCCGCTACGGTCTGCAGGTCCCCAAGGGCATCACCTGGCCGATGGACGCGCCCTACAACCCGCGCCCGGGCTCCGACCGCTACGGCATGATCACCGTGGCCGGGACGCCCTTCCACCCCAAGGACCTCTACTACGAACTCCAGAAGGACGAGACCTACTCGACCCTGCACCTCGACTGCTGGACCGACACCGAGGAGACGAGGCCCCTCTGGGGGGACTTCTGGACCAACGAGGCCCTGCACATCGAGCGCGAGTCGCTCGGCCTCGTCAACTTCAACAAGCGCTACCGCTGCTCCCCGATGGACGACTCCGAGATGGTCTTCCGCCGGGAGTGGTTCATGGGCGACGACGAGCATCCCGGCTGCGTCAACCGCGAACGGTCCTTCGGGCAGCTTCCCAAGGACGAGAGAGGAGGCAATCTTGACCTGCTCAAAGTCTTGGGCTTCGATCCTGCGTCTGGTGAAGCATCCAAGTTCGCCGCCTGGCCGACGTTCGACCTTCTGGGCTTCCCTCGTGAGGGCGACCCCGCGCACGACACGCGCTATCTCATCGACGCCTATCGCGCTCAGGTCGGGGTCGAGTGGCTGCTCGACATCCTGCTGGACGGGAACCCTCAGATTCCGCACCCCGGATTCTACGCGCAGTACCACTACGACCTCGCCCGGGTCGAGAAGAACGGTTTCGCCAACCTGCTCATCTCGCACCACCGCGTGCAGGAGGCCAAGCGACGCGGCGTCCTGATCGAGGCCCACCTGACGGGGCGCAACAAGATCGACCCGGTGATGGGGGTCAAGAGCATGGAGGCCATCTTCCGCGACGGCCTCGTCGACATTCCCTATGCGACCGACCGCGACCAGAAGATCGCCAACGAGTTCATCGACCAGTTCGTCTACTTCTCCTTCGACCGCACCGGGAGAAGGAAGAGCCTCACCGACTACGTGATGGCCTTCTGGTTCGCCGAGCTGGCGATCCGCGCGGCACGCGAGCGGCGTACGGCCTACCGCCACAAGTCGAGCCCGTCGTTCACGATCAAGAACCCCTACTACGCGAACCGCGAGTACGTCGCTCGCAAGGTCACGGCGTGAGTGAGGTCGACTTCTTCCTCTCTGACGCCGAGGGTGAGCTTTCCAAGGTCGACAGCGAGCAGTGGGAGGAGTTCGTCATCGCCTTGCTCGTCGCCATGATCCGGGGCGCTCCGCCCCTCTGCTAGACGGAACCTGTAGACTATGCTGACAACATCAGGAGGTGTCGCTTGAAACCGGGCAGGCCCGTCACGAAGAAGGGCAAGGCTGCGCAGGCCAAGCGTCTCGCCTCCCGAAAGGCGTACAACTCCCTCTCGACCGCCGAGCGCCAAGCCCTTGTCCAAGGACGCGACAAGGACGCCCAGCGCCGCGCCGACGCGAAGCGCCTTTCGACCCAGAAGGGCGCGCGCAACGCCTACCACCGCGAGCAGGGCAAGGCCCTGAAGAAAGCCCCCCCCATGCCCAAGACCTGTCAGTGGCCGGGGTGCAGCCGCACCGACATCCAGTTCCACCATCAGGGCATCGACAAGTGGCTCTGCCCCACGCATCATGCGCAGGCCCGAAGGAGGGCGAATGGCTGACTACCCGACGGTCTGCGCCTACTGCGGCGCTCAGAACGTCTACCCGTGCTCCGACCGCGTCGACGACGGTGACCGGGGACAGAACATCACCGTGCTGCGCTGCACGAAGTGCGGGAAGAACGCATGAACACCGACGAGATTATCGACCTGAAGGACGAACTGGTCGAGCGCGACAAGCCCCGCCACGCCAAGTACGACATGATCATGGACGCCGTGGGCGGCGACTACCAGTCGCGTCGCATGGAGGGCTTCTGGGAGAGCTGGCAGGAGATCACCGGGCGCAAGATACCCGCCGACCGCGAGATCGCCGAGTTCAAGCTCAACCTTCTCCCGAGTCTCATCAGCGCCAAGCGCTCCTTCATCGGCACAATCCCCAGTCTGCAGGTCCCCCCAGCCACTCCCGCCGAACCCGACAACGACGCGCCGAAGAAGCTCGCCGAGAAGCTCGAGCGCGTCTATCAGGGCTTCTGGACCTACTCGCACATCGGCAAGCGCATGAACCAGATCGGTTACTGGAACCCGACTCTGGGGACGACCATCGGGGTCGTCTGGCCCGACGTCGAGAACAAGCGCCCCACGCTGCAGATGAGAAGTCCCTACGGCTTCTACCCCATCCTCGGCGACGTGGACGGGCAGAACGTCGCCAAGGCGGTCTTCAACACGCGCTACAAGGTGCGTCAGGCGCGGGCGATGTTCCCCAGCGTGGCCAGCAAACTCACCGGCTCCGACGACGTCGACGTGACGCAGTACCTTGACGAGGAGCGCCTCGTCACCATCGTCGACGAGCGCTACCGGGTCAAGGACATCGAGAACAAGTGGGGCTTCGCGAGCATCGTGATGATCCCCAACGAAGCCTTCGGGGAGGGACCGTGGGGAGACTCCGACATCGAGTGGGCGATTCCCGTGCAGGAGGAGTACTGCTACCGCGAGTCCCTCAAGAGCGCAATCATCGAGCAGCTCATCATGCAGCCCATCGCCATCGAGGGCGGCGAGAACCTGCCCGAAGAGATACCGATGGGACCGCGTGACGCGATCCCGGTGCAGGTCGGGGGCCGGGTCTACCGGGTCGCTCCGGTGGCCGTCCCCGAGACCTTCCTCTACTCGCAGGACACCGTCCTCAAGCTCCTCGACCGCACGGCCACGGTGCCCGAGGTGATGCGCTCTTCGTTCGAGGGATCGGTGCTTACGGGGCGCGGCGTCTCGACCCTCATGGGGCCGACGCAGATGGCCTTCAACGTCAAGGGCAACGAGATATACCCCTCCATAGCGACCCTCAACAAGATGGCGATGAGGATGTGGCACGCGATGTGGCCGCGCGCCAAGCACACCGTCTACAGCCTCGACAAGGGGCACTCGACCACGGTGGAGTCCTTCAAGACCGGCGAGTTCGGCGGCTGGTATGAGAACATCGTGTATGTTGATGCATCGTCCTACTTCGACGCCCAGAGCCGCTTCGTCATGGTCCTGCAGGCGGTACAGAACCGCCTCATGAGCCGCCAGACGGCGATGCAGTTCGTCCCCGGCGTGACCGACGCTCCCGGCGAGGCGGCGCTCATCGAGAACGAGTTCACCAAGGACATGCAGCTCCAGCAAGCATCGCAGGCGTTCAGCCAGGCCAACGTGCAGCCCGAGATGGGCGCGCAGGGGGCGACCAACGCTAACCTCCAGAAGGGCTACATGGGCGAGACTCCTCCGCCGGAGCCTATCGGAGGCATCGAACCCCCGAAGCCCAACACCGGGCAGAACGCGCAGCCCGCAGGCGAGCCCTCACTTCTCGAAAACATGATCGAGTTCTTCCAAGAGGTACCCCTCCGGGGCAAGGTCTGGCTGGCGGGCGGCATCGTCACCGACCCGACCTACTCACCGAAGCTGCCTGACGGTTCCAAGAACCCGGCCTACGTCGGCGTCGAGGTCTACCTCGAAGACCCGAACGACAAGGCAGCGATCAACACCACGATGCGCACCAAGTACCCCGAGGTCCACGGTCACATCGTCTACCACAACGGCGCACCGTCGGCGCAAGAGCCCTCGGTCCTCGTCCACGACACCGAGGCCGGAGGCCCGAACGCCAGCGAGATGCGGCAACTGATGCAAGGAGGTCAAGGTGGCAGCCAGGAAGAAGTCCCCGGCCAAGGAACCGGTCAAGAAGCCCCCGGTCAAGCTCTCCCCGAAGGCATCCCCGGCCCGTAAGCGTTCGGGGAAAGCTCGCAAGCGTGCGGTCAAGATCACGCCTGAGTTCACCCCCAACATCGAGCAGCGCGTCTACGAGTTGATGAGCGTCGAGCACCTCTCGCGCGACGAAGCCTATGGGCAGGCGCTTTCCGAGGGGCTGAAGTACAAGCCATGAGCGCCAAGAAGAAGGTTCCGGCCAAGCCGAAGACCTACAAGGGCAAGTCGACCAAACCCGGCGGCGGGGGCGCGTTCGCGATGATGGTCGACGCCCTAACGAAGAAGGGCATGAGCAAGGACCGCGCCTCGGCCATCGCCGCCGCTCAGGGGCGCAAGAAGTACGGCGCGAAGAAGTTCACGCGGATGGGAGTCGCAGGGCGGAAACGCGCCGCGAAGAAGAAGTAGGATGCCGGTCCCTAAGACGCCCCAGTACGGGGACGCCGCCCGCATCGAGCAACTCTCTTCCGGCCTGAAACTCGAACACGGCACCTACGGGGCGCTCGTGCAGAGAAACGACACCGGTCGGCCCACGGGGTCCACCGGAACGCCCGCCCCGCGTCAGAGCGCCCGGGTCGAGATTCCCGCCGAGCACAAGGCGCTCGCTGACGATCTCGCTCGCGCCGACTGGTCGCGCCAGCAACTCGCCGCTCTCGCCCAGACCTCACCGACGCCGTGGGTCCAGACGATGCTCGCGGCGGCCGAAGAGGAGTACAACAACGCCGCGTCCTCGTTCTACACCGCGACGCCGAACTTCGAATAGCACATGAGCTACTTCCAAGACTGGCTCGACAAGGTCACGGTCGACCCTGTGACGGGCGAGAGCATCGCCGCCAAGAAGCGCCGCAAGAAGTACAACATCCCCGGACCCGGCGACTACGCCTACTACTCGGGGGCCCCGCAGCCCAAGGGTGTCCCCCTCTGGGACGTCGGCCAGAAGCCTCCCAAGAACGTCGGCCAGAAGCCTCCCAAGATGCCCGAGGCACAGGTCTCCTCGTTCGTTTCCACCGGCGCGCAGATCGCCAAGGGCGCGATGGCGGTCGCGGGCGGTCCGTCGCTCTCCATGACGCTGGAGGAGCTGCAGACCCGCAACATCAACCTTGCCTACTTCGCGCGCACCGGCAGTCTCGCGCCCCCCGACGCGGTCGTCTCCCTGCTGCAGAACCCCGGCACGAAGGACCTCACCTACGAGGGCTACCTCGCGCTCTTCAAGGGAGCGGCGCGGTTCAATGCGCAGTTCCAGCATGAGCGTGATCTGGAGCGCTGGAACAACCCCGACAACCACCCCACGCTGCAGAACCTGCACCCCGACGTCAATGTCAACCTCTTCCAGAACCCGGTCGGCGAGGAAGAGGAGAACGTGATGCGGCGCGGAATGGCCCTCCCTCCGGGGCAGGCTCCGGATCAGGGCAACGAGCGCATCCTCGCCTCGACTCACATCGTCCCCTACGAGAAGAGCGTCGAGGACATGCAGAGCTTCGTCAAGATGATGAAGCGTAGGCCCGAGACCACCGACGACCTCGCCCTGCAGGGGGACGCCGAAGGGAAGGCCCTCCTGCGCGTGGTGACCGAGCGCCTCAAGAGGCGCGGGGCACGCATCGAGTACGACCCGACCGACCCCTACGGCGACCCTGACGCCCTGATGGCCGTGGGGATGTACGCGATGGGCCAGTCGTGGGCCTACGCCGTCTATGGACAGGACCAAGACCAAGCCAACGCGCGCCGGGTCTTCGAGTACATGCGCGAGAAGCCTTTCTCCCGCGAGGCGTGGGAGGACATGGGGTCAAAGCTCGGCGTACCGATGCCCGACTGGCACAACGGCAAGACCATCGAGGGGGTCTTCGACGCTCTGCGGGCGACCGAGAACGAGACCTCCAGGGGAATCCTCTTCGACAGTTGGATGTTCGGGCGTCCCGTCGGCCAGTCGGCCTCGGCAGCGCGGGCCACCTTCGCCATGAAGTTCGGCCCCGATCGCCTCCCTGCCAGCGAGCGCGCCATCTACGACGAAGAAACCATGACCCCGCTCAAGATCGCCGGGATGATAATGGGCGCTCCGGGGAAGATGATGAACTTCGCCGAGAAGAACAAGTGGCTGCACCCCATCGCCGCCCCTATCGGCTGGGCCGCGCATCAGGGGGTGACGGCCCTCATGCTACCGCTCATCGGCATCGGCGACGGGCTTTCGACCGCCTACGACATCTCGACCTCCATGCTCCCGAGTCTGGACGAGGCGGGCGTCGACAGCGTGGACGAGTACGTGCGCATGGTCAAGGCAGGACTTCTTGAGACTCCCGGCAGGGGCGAGCAGTGGGCCTTCTGGAACTACCACTGGGGCAACTTCATCGACGGCTCGCGCTGGATCGAGGGCCTGCAGGAGAACTGGGGGCAGAACCCGCTCAAGGACATGGCCCAGAAGCTGGCCGTCGACGAGTACGGCTACACGCCGCAGTGGGCGAGCGACTCAGGGGACGCGGCATGGCTCGGAGTGCAGTTCTTCCTCGGGGCCAAGCTCGACGCGATGGGGCGTCCCGTTGCCAGCGCCACCGGGGACCTCGCCTTCCGGGGAGGGCACGCTCTCGAGCAGTCCTACCGTGTGCGCAAGTACGGGACTGCTTCCGAGCGGGTCGGTCCCGACGTCCTGCGCTACGTCGACATCGAACCCGCCGAACTGGAGCGCCTCCCGGCAGCGGATCGCGCCAAAGCCGAGAGCCTCATCACGCGCATCGACGACCTAGAGCAGAAGCACCCCCAGCTCTCCTCGCAGGGCTTCCTCGAAGTCCCCGCGACCGCCTACGACGACGCTGCCATCATGGCGCGCATCGATGAGCTGGGCGGCATCAAGTCGAGCACCTCGCCCTACTGGGACAAGAGTCTCTCTCTCTCCGAGAACCAGTCCGCCCATCGCCACCTCGCGAGGAAGAACGGCCTTCCGATGGACGACCTTGCCCAGAACATCATCGGCCCGGAGTTCCCCGGCTCGGGCATCGTCGACCAAGACTCGCTCTGGGCGTTCCTCCAGCGCCAGCCAGCGCAGAAGGCGAAGGCTACCGGCAAGGGGGCCGTCTCGGCGCTTGAGAAGGCGACCGAGGAGCATCGGCTCCTCTACGGTCAGCTCGACGACATCCTCAGCGGGAGGAACCTTGCCCCTGCGAGCCTAGTCGAGGAGGGCGTCGCAGGACAGAACGCCATCGCCTTCGAGGGCGAGCGCATCACGGGCGACACGCAGCTCGGCATGGGAGCCATCGACCAGGGTGGCCCCGGCCCCACTCCCAAGGCGAAACTCCCTGAGGAGATGCCGGGGCAGGTTGACCTGACCGCCGAGGACGCCGCCTTCCTTGAGAAGACCGCGTCGAAGAACGAAGCTGGGGTCGAGGTCGCCAAGGTCGAGACGCCCGCTGGCCCCGTCGCGGTAGACGTCGGAGCGGGCGACTTCCCCTCCTACGTGCAGCGCCTCAACGACGGCGAGTTCCCTACCTACGGCTCGCACGCCGGGGGCGCGGGACACCCCAAGGGCCACCCGGCCAAGGGCGTCGAACCCTACATCGAGTTCAAGCTCGTTGACCTCGGCCCGCAGAACGTCCGCGCCGGAAAGGTCGGGGCCATCGTCAGGGCGGCGAAGCAGACCGGCATGGCGCTCGACAAGAAAAGCAAGACCGCCGACGGACGCACACTCTACACGGTATCAGGGGAGAACATCGGGGAGTTCATCGATGCTCTCGTGCCGCGACCACGGCCGGCCCCGCCGCGCACCCTCGAGGAGTGGCTCACGCAGGTCGAGAAGGCCACCGAGGGCAAGCTCGACGCCGAGCAGGTCGAACGCTACGCCATCCTCGCGGCGACCAACGCGCGCTACGCCGGAGAAGCCACCGACGTCTTCGTCGGCCAGCGCCTCGCAGGGGCCATGAAGGGAACCGGGAAGGGTTCGGCCTCGGTGCAGTTCATCGCCGACGGTCGCGCCCTGATCCGCGCCTTGAAGAGTTCCGGCCCGAAGGAGATGACCCACGAGCTGGGGCACATCTTCCGCCGCACGCTGAACGCCAAGGACAACGCGGTCGCTCGCGAGTGGGCGGGTCTCAGAGAAGGCGAGACGTGGACGGTGGCCGCCGAAGAGAAGTTCGCCAAGGCGTTCGGTGAGTACTTCTCCGAGTACGTCGAGAAGGGCACTCTCAAGGCGGTCGAGTACAAGCCACTCATGCGCACCTTCACGAACTGGCTCGTCACCCTGTGGGAGAACATCCGGGGACGGGCCACGGCGCGTCACGCGACCCCCGAGGCGAACGCCCTCTTCGACCGCTACCAGACCCTCCTCAGAGAGACCGAAGGGGCGCTGCCCGAGCCGCGAGTTCCGACCGTCCCGCCTGTTTTCACCGGGGGGCCTCCCGTCCCTGAGTACATGAGCCGCATGTACAACGTCCTCTTCCGCAACAACGCCGAGGTCATGGCGAAGGTCGACGACCCCTCGTGGATCGCCGAGATGTACGAGGTCCCCGACACCAATGCCGGGGCGCGCGACCTCGTCCGCAAGATAGCCGCTGAGACCGACCCGGACAAGGTCGAGCCCCTCCTCGCCAAGCTGCGCGACGAGCACGGCATCGAGATAGACGGCGGGGCCAGCGCGATGATAAAGAACCTGCGCCAGCACGCCTACCGCACCGGGTTCGGCAAGAAGAACATGCTGCGCTTCTTCATCACCCCCAGCCTGTACGGCAAGACGCACCCCGTCAGCGCCAAGACAGGGGCGTCCTACAACTACATGGTCGCCACCAAGATGGGCCTCTCCAAGATGACCGACGAGTCGTGGGCGAAGGTGCGCGAGTACCGCGAGCGCATCTGGGAAGAGGACAACCCCAACAAGGCCCAGAGGATCATTCAGGAACTCGACGACGAGATCGAGGCCAACATCATCGCCAGGGACGGCTCGCTCGAACCCCTGCAGAAGTACACCCGCCTCTACCACCGGATGCAGGGCCGGGCCATCATGACCGGCGGCAAGGTCGCCTACCACGGCGTGGGGACGGCGCAGGCCGGGGCCGAGGGCTCCTTCGTCACCTCTCCCGGCAAGGCCCGCGCCACCGCCTACAACCGGCTTGAAGAGGCCAAGGCAGAGCTTGCGAAACACGTCGATGATCTCGGGGCCAAGGTCGTCGGAGAGTTCGAGGAAGTTTCCGGCGGCGACTTTGTCTCCAAGCCGAAGCGCATAACGAAGGCCGAACGGGACCGTCTGCAGGACGCGGTTACCAAGGCCGAGGCTGAGACCTACCGCGTGGCCGACGCCATCGACGTGGTCGAGAGTCTCGCCGACGTAGAGTGGTTGAGCCTCAGTAAGGCGCAGCGTAAGGCCCTGAACAGCGCCCACGACGTGCTCAACGACTACACTGTCCCGGTGCCGGTCAAAATGGGTCAACTCCGGGGGAGCATCCAGTTCCGTCACAACCCGCGCATCCTCGCCTCCTACATGGCGGGACCGGCAAGTCGTGGCGCGGCGCTCGCCGACCAGGCCGTCTTCCAACCCCTGATGACGATCTTCAAGGAGACTGTCATGGCCTCCCTCGGATTCCCTATCCGGGTGAACATCGGCGACGAGTACATCCGGCTCATCTCCGAGGGAACCCTCGGCCGGATGCGCGGCAAGATGGGCCTGCGCCCGCTGAACAAGCTGGAGAAGAACCTCGGCATCGACATGACCGAGATCAGAGCCGAGCTGCACGACAAGATGGCCTACGACTGGACGGCCTCAGAATCGGGAAGCTGGGTGCTGGTCTTCAAGGGCACCCACCCGAGGTACTACGAGTACCTCGCCCAGGACCTCAAGAGCTGGGCCAACGAACCTATCGTGCAGCGCCTCGTGGAGCGCAACGGAGGAACCTTCCCCGAGAAGCCCGGCGACATCAAGGCGTTCATCGAGGAGCTGATGGCCGAGCAGACCGACCTCTCCCGCGACATCCGGGGCTTCCTCGAGGACACCTACCGCTACGGGAACACGGGCGTCGACAAGGTGGCCTTCGACGAGTGGGCCGGGCTCTGGCAGGACCGCATGGAGGCGATCTCCAGAAACGTCGAGCTGCGCCAGGCGATGACCTCCAAGGTGGCCGACATCGAGGCCCTCAAGCGCGTCCCCGACGAGTACCTCTGGCCGGTCAACGCGCCCGAAGCGGCGTTCGTCGGGGCCAACTCGAACCCCCTCAACATGCTCGTCAAGGCGAACCCCTTCCACTACGTCTACAACGGCGTCCGGGTACCCTTCACCGAGAGCCGCCGGGCGGGTTCCGTCCAGCTCCTCGGGGCGATGAGTAACTGGATGCGCGAGGTCGTCTTCTCCGACCGCTACTACATGGAGCGCGACGCCGAACTGCTGCGCAGCCCGAAGCTCGCTAGGACCCCCGAGGGACTCGAAGAACTACACCAGCTCGCCGCCGAGCGCGCGATGCGCTACGCCAACAAGGTGACCTACTCGCGCTCCTCGACGATGTTCGAGGACATGACGCGCAACCTGATCCCCTTCGGCAACGCCTACCGCCAGTTCTGGCAGTACTGGGGGGCGACCTTCTTCAAGCACCCGCTCGCCATCACCACCTACACGCAGGGCTACCGGAAGTTCATGCCCGACCAGTTCCTCAACATCGGCGACTATCAGGTGTTCGTCCCCGGAGTCCCGTTCTTCGCCGCCACCGACGAGAACGCAGGGACAGGTCTGGGCGGCATCATCAAGAGCAACCTCCCGCAGGCGAGCTTCCTCGTCACGGGAGGGGCGCGGACTCTCATCGGAGCGCTGGGCGGTGACCCCGAGGACTACGGCGACGTCGCCATGATGGCCGGTCTCTCGGGGCGCATGGCCCCCTTCTCCCGGCAGGCGCGGCTCATGTACGGCATCACCGGCTGGGCCGACTACGACCAGATGCCGATGATAGGCGACACCCTCGTGACCCTCTTCGGCGACCCCGACCGCCTGCGCAAGGCGTCCATCAACGCGATGCTCGGCCAGCTCCACTACACCGAGGGCGAGCTGCACCGCGACAAGCCCTGGTGGTGGTCGTTCGGCTTGCAGCTCGGCGCGCACCCCGAGGCGATGTTCGCAGAGGTCATGAAGCAGATGCCGAACCCGACCACGGTGAGCTACTCGCCGGCCGAGGTCGCCGAGAAGAACGACTGGCTCTTCAAGTACTACGACGCCACCACCAAGGGGAACAACGCAACGGCCGCGAAGCTCCGCGAGGACAACCCGTGGCTCGACCGCTACCTCGCCTACTACGACGCCTCTGCCGAGGAGCAGGTCGCGCTCAAGCTCGACCCGAAGAACAAGGACATGCTCAAGTTCTGGGTCAGCCCCTACAACTACGATACCAAGGGGGCCTCCTTCGACGGCTACGACTGGCAGCAGCAGTTCACCAACGGCAAGGTGAGCTGGAAGTCCGAGTCCGAGCTTGAGGCGGCGATCCACAACCTCTACGTCGACGTCCACGGCGGGACCTACGTCGAGACCCAGTGGCGTAGTGGCGGCGTGCGCTACGCCGGGGACGCCCCACGCGCCGAGGCACGGAAGCGCACCATCGCCAAGATCACACGGGCGCTGAAGTGGGCCGACAAGACGGCGAAGTACATGAAGCGCACGCAGGGCTGGGACTATGACCGCCTGATGTATATGTTCGAGAACCCGAACGAGGACTGGGGTATCTGGCCGAGCCTCCTCGCCGCCAACAAGATGAACCCGGTCGACTACAACGTCTACGCGGTAGCGAACGTCTTCTTCGACAAGTACGCCGACCAGGCGTACCCCGAGAGCCAAGGGGCGCTTGAGGCGGTCAAGGCGGCCAAGTGGGGCCGTCTCAAGCCCAAGGTCCTCGCTACCGCCGACGCGCTGCGCGCTCTCGATCTCGCGAAGTGGATACCCGACCCCGAGCTGGCGAAGAAGTTCCTCTCAGAGACGCCCTACGTCGACCAGCTCAATCAGGTCAAGACCGCGCAGCGCGACGCCATCTTCAAGGCGGTCATCGACTCGGCGGGCAGCAAGCAGTGGTACTTCATCGGCTCGCAGACCCTGAACACGGTGGGCATCCCGGCCTCGCCCAAGCTCGACGCCATCCAGATGGAACTCAACCGCCAGTACAACGAGGCCAAGGCTCTAGGCTCGGGGACCAGCGAGTACAAGGCAGCGATGGTCGCCTACTGGGCGAACCGCGACAAGGTCCTCAAGGGCGTCAAGGGCGGGGCCGTCATCGCCGGAGGGGTCGCCGACCGCCTGATCGCGATTCCCTTCGTGCTCACCCCCAAGGTGACCAGCATGGGGACCGGGGCGACGGCGGTCGCCAAGCAAGCGACCTACGACGCCTTCATGCGCACCGTGAAGCGCGAGCTCTCCAAGGACGCTCCCGAGACGCGCCGCATAGATGAGGCGTGGCAGAAGGTCGACTGGGAGTCCTACGAGGGGGCGCAGAAGACCGAGCTGATGCGGGTCGCCGCGTGGAGCTTCCTGCTCGCCGAGGCTAAGTGGCGCAGGAACGACATGCGCACTACTTACTCGGAGTACTACAACGCGCCGATGAACTCGGTGGCCTCGAAGTACGGCCAGCAGCACGTCAAGGCGCTCAACACAACGGTCGCGCGGCTGCGGCGCTTCTCCCCCGACTTCTCCCGGGAACTTGATGCGTGGTTCGATAGCGACACGAACTTTGGTTATCGGTTTTTGGACTGGTATACCTACTGATGAGGAGGTGAGACATGGGCGTGATGTATGACCCGCTCTGGTGGCTCAAGGACGCGCAAGAGAAGTACGCCGCGCAGATGGCGGCGAAGGGCTACGTTTGGGACCCCGACAAGGGCAAGTACGTCAAGGGCAAGCCCGACCTCCCTCCCACGTCGAAGCCGAAGCCCACGAATACGACCAGCG